AAACAAAATGAAAGTATTAAATGACGAATTAGCTAAAAAATTTATTGTAACATGTGAGAATATTAAAAACGCACAAAATAGTGATGATGCGAATTTTTATGTTGGTAGTGCATGTGGTTTCGTTAGTGGCTTGTTTTTTTCAGGTGTAATTGACATTGAATGTTATACGGTAATGCATCTTTACATTGATGCTGTACTCGATGAATGTAAATTAGGAAGAGGCGATTATTAATGATCAACGATTTATACAAAACTACTAAAGGCTATGTGATAGATGTTTACTGTCGTAAGAAGACGGTAATTGGTGATATTGTAGGTTACTCTTTTAATGGAGAGCGACAAATGACGAAAATAAGAACAAATGATAAAGGGTCATATATTGAGGTAAGACAGAATGGTAAATATTACGGTCGTTGCTACATATTTAATTAGCAACATGGTGTACTGTGAGTTAGATTCCCGAGGTGGCATTCGGATCAATAGTGACCGTATAAGAAAGGAGTTATATAAAATGGCAGATATTCCAGACCTGTTAACGTTTGAAAGACCAGTAACTGTAGAATTGAGTATTGGGAAACGATTGAACTTTCCCGTTCTTGAATGATTTTTGCAAGCCTGTCAATAGCAGGCCTCGTAATAATAATATTGATAGTAGCTGAGCTGATAGCTCAGTTGCTATATGGGGAGGAGGAAGAGTGATGTATGTGTCAAAAGCTATGTTGGGCGATTTAGAGATAGCATTTCAGCACCCACTAGAAATAGTTGGGTGTGACGAATTTAGTTTGTATCTGGCCGATCCTATAAAAAGGATTGGTGATCTGCCTTATATTATAACTTTATCAAAAGATTGGAGATTTGTCGAAGCATTGACAGGGCGCAATGTTCTATTTGAATATAGAATAGACTAGAACATTCGTTCTATGGCGGAATATGTGTGAAGTTAGTCATATCTAACGACGTGCAAAATAAATAAAAAATTATTGAAAAAAAACTGTTGACATTTAGCACATAAATGCTATAATTAATAATGTAAAGAGAGCCGACAACTCTTTACTCTCTCCTCCTTTCTTATACATAGAAAGGTTGACAGGCAGGTTTGCGGAATACTTCCGATGGGTTCGACTCCCATCATGTCAATTCGTCGACGGACGTTAAACGAATAAAAAGCAAACAAACAAGGAGGCCCTAAACAATGGCAAGAAAGAGAATGGTTACTCGTACCATTACAAGCACAAAAGCGAAAGTGACAGTTTACAACATCGAGAAAGACGAGATTCAGACACTTGAATACAAGCTGTCAGGAGAACTTTCAGCTGATGATGTGCTGAAAGCAATCACAAAAGGGTATGCAGATGTGCGTCCTCTGAAAGTAACAGAAGTAGAGGTGCAGGAAGAATTATACGGAATGTCAGAAGAAAAGTTTTTTGAATTAGCCGAAATTCTTCCACCAAGGGCGAAAGCTCAGTCGGAAGAATAATGTAACTTGTTAACAAATTTGTTTTATGTTCGCACGATACAACACACTCAAAGAAAGGAAATAAAAGCATGATTACAATCACAAACACAACTAAGGAATTTACAGCAGTAGAAAGATACCTGATGACCACAGCCCCGACCATTAGGACAGTAAAGACTCTGTCAGATGGCGATGTTATTAACGTTGCAGGATACATTGAGTTCATTGACAAAAAGGACGATGGCACTACAGCAGAATTGATGTCAATTATTACTACAGACAACACTGTGTTTAGCACGCAATCTGTTACATTCAAAAGAAGCATTAAAGACATCGAGTCTGTAATGCAGGAATTCCCATTTCCTGTTAAGAAAATCTCAGGACAGTCAAAAGCAGGTCGCAAGTACGTTGATTGCGTCCTTGACATTGACAGCTTATAAGTAACAACAGTAAATTAAATAAGTATAGGCGCTCACGACATACAGTGAGCGTCATTATTACTTATTTAATGTTTCACGTGAAACATATTTATGCAGGAGGTGGCGAAAAAAATGTGCTTTGACGAATTGTTTGATAGAAAATGTGAAGTGAAAGTTTGTGATATAATACAGTTATTTCTAGCAGGTTGTGACGATAAGGTTTATTTGAATTTATCAGATACTAACGAAAACTATATTTTATCCAATGAGCGTATAATATCGTCTAATTGGATTCCATATTACGAATGTAATATTCTTTACTTTATAGATGATGGTGGTTTTTTAACTCTGGTAATCTAGAATGTTGTAGAGGTGTAACATGAGTAAAAAATTAACAGCATATGAGCGAGAGCGAAACCGAATAAAACGTCTTGAACGTAAGCTTAAAAAACAGGGTGTACAGTATGTTCCAACAAACATACCAACTTTGCGTCAGATTAAAGCAAAAGGTTTTGCAGGTAAAGCACTTCGAGCTTATGTCAATAAGTTAAAAAAGATTGATGTAGAAGCCCTTAAAGCAGAAGTAAATATCCCACACGAAGAGGATATAGCTTTTAGCAATTTTAATGATGAATTTTTGGCTAGATATGGTGCATTAACACCAAAAGAGGAAGATTTATTTTACGGTTACAAAGATGCATCAGACGAAGAAATAGAACGTGAGCGCAAAAGAAGAGAAGAAGAATATCAAAAAGTAGCTGTAGACTTCACATCTTCATTGAGCAAATCTGTTGATTTGAGCAGAAGCAGGCGAAAAGAGGCAATTTCATATTCAAGAAGTATGCAGTCATTCCTGTTGAATATGATTAATGATATAGGTGCATCTGAGGTTGGCAGGAGATTAGTCGAAGCTTCAAGAACAATGAATGACATAGACGTTATAGTTTCAGCTGTTTTGTGGGGTTCATCAGTTGCAGTTATAAACCAAGCCACAGACGAACTACTTCAAATAATCAATGGTTCTCCATTGACGTTTGAAGAAAAAGTGCAGGTTGATTCAATGAATGAGACAGAAAACGGGTGGTGATAGTATGGCAAGGCCTAAAAAAGTAAAGTATCTGGTCGGTGACTTTGAAACGACAGTCTATGAGGACCAGAAAAATACAGAGGTTTGGGCATCTGCCATTGTAGAAATGTTCACGGAAGATGTTTCTATATTACATTCAATAGATGAAACCTGGGAATATTTAAGCAGTTTAAAATCTAATCTGATAGTTTACTTTCATAATCTAAAATTTGACGGTAATTTTTGGTTGTCATTTTTTATGAATAAACTACATTTCAAACAAGCATATACTGGCGATGGTGTTAACTCTTGTGAATGGAAACACGACAAAGAAATGTATAACAACACGTTCAAGTACACTATTTCTGAAATGGGGCAATGGTATAGCATCAAAGTCAAGATAAATAATAAGGTTATAGAATTTCGTGATTCACTTAAGTTACTGCCATTCTCTGTTAAAGAAATAGGAAAAACCTTTAAAACTAAACATCAGAAACTTGATATGAAATATACAGGTTTTCGTTATGCCGGCTGTGAAATTAAACCAGAGGAAAAAAAGTACATAGCTAATGATGTTCTGGTTGTTAAAGAAGCTTTAGAGATTGTTTTTCAAGAGGGGCATAATCGACTAACAATAGGGAGTTGTTGTCTAGCTGAATATAAACAAATAGTTGGTGAAGATGATTGGAAAAGAAGATTTCCAGACGTTACACAATTGGAACTAGATTCTGAGATATATGGTAAGTCAAATGTTGATTCCTACATAAGAAAGTCGTATAGAGGTGGTTGGTGCTATCTTGTAAAAGGAAAAGAAAACAAGATATACACGAACGGAACTACAGCGGATGTAAATTCTTTGTATCCATCTATGATGCACTCTATGTCGGGCAATAGATACCCTGTTGGAAAGCCGATGTTTTGGACTGGTAACTTTATACCAGACAGAGCGTTGCAAAGCAATATGTACTTCTTCGTAAGAATAAAAACAAAATTTTATTTGAAAAAAAGTAAGTTGCCATTCATTCAGATAAAAGGAAATCTGTTATACAAGGGCACAGAGTCTTTACAAACGTCTGATGTGTTTGACAAAGCTACTGGTAAGTACTATGATAAGTACATAGACATTGACGGTAAAACCTGTGATACAAGAGTAGAACTAACATTGACTATGACAGATTACTTTCTTATTCTTGAACATTATGAACTTGTTGACTTTGAAATTCTTGACGGGTGTTACTTTCGTTCAGAAGTCGGTATATTTGATGAATATATCGATAAATACGCAAAAATAAAAATGAATAGCAAGGGAGCAAGACGTACACTTGCAAAGTTATTTTTAAACAACTTGTATGGTAAGATGGCTTCATCCACTGATTCATCATTTAAATTAGCGTATGTTAATGATGATAACTCAATAGGGTTTATTAACATTACGGCTAAAGATAAAGAAGCAGGTTATATCCCTGTCGGTTCAGCTATCACAAGTTATGCCAGAAACTTTACAATAAGAGCCGCTCAAGCAAACTATTATGGCGTTGAAGAACATGGATTCATCTATGCAGATACAGACAGTATTCACTGTGACTTACCACCAGAGCAGATTACAGGAATTAAAGTGCATGAAACTGATTTCTGTGCATGGAAACTAGAGTCCTGTTGGGATAAGGCTATTTTTGCAAGACAGAAAACATACATTGAACACGTTACGCATGAAGATTTGCAGAAGATAGAAGAACCGTACAACAATATTAAGTGTGCAGGGATGCCACAGCGATGCAAAGACTTGTTTGAATTGTCAATGTCTGGAAAAGCTGTGTATGAAGAATACAAAGAAAATACACCAGTGAACAGATTTCTTTTTAACCAAGTCACACATGATCCTATTATTAGGACTTTTGATGATTTTAAAATCGGCTTAAATATACCATGTAAATTAATTCCTAAAAGAATAGATGGAGGTGTTTTACTTGTTGAATCAACGTATCAAATGCGGTAAATCAGACAGTCAAATAAGAAAAGATATTTACACTATGCTAGATGAAGATTTCAACGAATACATTAGAGTTTATGACGCAAAGCAGGCGTTGCTTGCAATTAAGCGTGTAATAAGAATGAATAAGTTGGAAAACGCTTTAAAAATATTGATGAATTCATATACATATTATGATGCAGATTTATTTTATAAAGCATTTGTAGAAAAATATATTAATGTATTAAGGAGTGAATTATATGAAAAAAACTAAAGAAAACTGTTCTCTTACATATGAAGAACTGCCTTATCTATATCACGATGTTCTGTCTATCAAAGAAGCTGTAGAAAGCTATTCTTTACATGCGAAAAAAATTAGAGTATTAGCAAAGAATCATGGGTATTTTAATTCAGTCCTACCAGAAAAATATGCCCTTGGCGATTGGATTGATTTAAAAGCAGGTAAAACAGTACACATTAAAAGAGGTGAATATGTTAACATCCCGTTAGGGGTTGCAATGAAACTACCAAAAGGATATGAAGCACACGTATTACCACGTTCATCAACTTTCAGAAAATATCATGTCTTAATGACTAACAGTATGGGAATCATTGATAATTCATATTGTGGTAGAAATGATGAATGGTGTTTTCCTGCATATGCTGTTGAAGATACTGTGATAACAAGAGGCGATAGAATTGCACAGTTTAAAATTGTAAGAAATCAGCCAGAGATTGAACTGGTTGAAGTGGAAGATTTAACAGATAATGATAGAAATGGTTTTGGTTCAAGCGGGGTGAGATAATGCAAAGAATTGTTTTCGGAATGAATGATTCTGAAGTAAAAAAATTTACACTTGACTGGTATACAGTTTGCAGGAACATTAGAAAAGCTAAAAAAGTTCCTTATTTTAAAAATAGAAAAAGTTCACAGGGCGTTAATTATTCTTATAAATGGTAGGTGAAAAAATTGCTTAAAAAGTTTGAAAATAAAAAGTTTGAAAAGTTTGTGTTTATCAGCGTTTTAGTTCTAATATTGCTGTTTCTGGTATTCCTACTATATTTACTCACTTTAAGACCAGATATGATTGTAATTATTGGCGTAGCTGGTGCAATAATTATATGGTGGACTATTGTGTTCATAATGTTATATATTAAAGGGAGGGAGTGATAATATGAAAACACCCTGTAAAGATTGTAGAGAAAGATGTTTAAATTGCCATTCAGCTTGCGAAGAATACTTTCAGTACAGATATGAAATAATGAAAGCGTCTGTTGCTGAATATAATGATTCAAACCATAAAGCATACGTTAGTGAAGCATGTAGGAGAATGAAGAAAAGGAGAAAGAAATAATGACAGTTAAAGATTTGTGCATCGCACTGAATCGCGGAAAAGTAAAAGTTTGTGCTAATATATGGTATAGCAAAGAACTATCAATACTTCAAAGTACAACCCCTGTAACTGCACAGGATTTTAAGAAATTAGTTATTAAACATCAAGAACTCGCAAACAAGCATGTATTTCGTCTTGCAATTGAAAATGACGCCTTATGCGTATTATTGCATGAGGAGGGTTCCATTTAAATGACTAATACACTTAATTTGTTTTTTGCACTTGTCATGGTATCAGCCATAAGTGCCAGACTGTTCAATGATTTAACATTGTTTTTTATAATGTGCGTTTATTCACTGCTTTTGTGCATAGCATTAGCAAACTAAAAATAAGGGAGTCCAAAAAGACTCCCTTTATTATGTTTCACGTGAAACATTAGTTAATAAAATCTTCGTAATTTAAAACAGTTTTAACAACGTTTGTTCTAGCTGTCTTTGTAAATTCTTTGCCACTGGCCGCACACAAAAACAGTTTCAAATTAGTTGTGTCAAAAACAGTCTGTTTAAAAACACCTTGTAAATAAGAATATCTAATAAGTACATCATTTGAATATGACTTTATTATATTAAGTGAACTACCATCTTCATTTACAATTTCACAGAATTGTATAACAATGCCGTCACAGTCATTAGCGACGTAAAGTGTATGACTGTCACAAATAATATGATTATCAGTAACATATGCGTTAGGACTTTTTCTGATATAAAGACCATAAAGATCTGTTGCTACAGTTTTACCAAGTCCGCCACTTCTTATGTCATTACCATTTAATCTACATTCTTTTACATTATCAACTTTTACAGCAATATAATTACTTTCAATAGTATTGTTATTAATATTGCATTTTGTAATTGTTCTTCCATCGGAATTACCTACAAAAATACCAACACTTGATGAAATAGTATAGCGGTCTGTATTAGTCATCGACTTTTTTAATGTATTTTGAGCTATAACAATGCCACTAATATCCCGTGTAATGAAAGAAGTGTCAATCGATATGTAGTTATCCTCACAATCTTCTATAATGTTTCCAATAATGGTTATGGCGTCACCGATTACAAAGATTGCATCTCTATTACTATTTCTTATCTGGCAATTTAACACTGTTACATTGTCACAGTCATTTAGCTGTATTGACATACCTGTTGCGTTTTCAAAAATACAGTTTTCTATTAAAATGTTAGTGTGCTTATTTCCTGCATTTGTATCCAGAATAGGTCTGCCATTTGTTGATGTTTTATCATATGTGTGTTTATTTACTTTTTGTCCTGCATTATTCATACCGCCGTCAAATTTGATGTTAGTAAATACACAGTTATCACCAGAAATTTTAATTAGCCCATCGTTAGAGTCACTTGAAACGTCTATAATAAGAGAATGCAAGCAGGAAAAATTTCCATTAATAGATGTGTCACCCTTGATTGTAAGCACTGAGCTAAAGCCGTATTTTTTGTTTGGTGTGAGTGAAACACATTTACACGTATTAAACAAGTTTTTTAAACCTGTAGTATCGTCACTGTCATCACCTTTACATCCAAACTGCTCTGGTCTACCAGAATCACCCACAAAATAAGCAAAAAGGCCATTAGAAAGAGGGATATTATAGCCGGAATTAACATCTAATACATAATACATAGCATTGCCATCATCATTGACTTTATAATATCCACAAGTGATTACAACATCATTCAAGGCGATATGCGTGTCATTAATCATTTCTAACGCTGTAAGATGTTTTATAGCCCTTTTATTTACACTGTTATTTAATGATGAAAAAATAACATTGTTAATCAAATTGGCTAAAGTACCATCCTGTGCCATTTCATCAAGCTTTTTATCAATCATTGTTTGAATGTCTAAACTGTCAAAATAGTGATTAACATATTCAATAAGTTCATTAATTGTGTCACCAAGTTCATTGCTTTTTTCAATGACTTTATTCAAAAGCTCATAATAACTTAACTCATCACCGTATACCTGTGGCAAAACAGGAATCGTATGGTTACACCACTCTCTAAAGTTTCTAGGTTTAAAACTCATATTGAATCACTCCCATATATCCCAGATTTGCATAAATAAATCTTCAAGTTCACGAATCAGCATAGCGTCGACATTTTTCATCTTTTCGATATAATCATTAACCATGCTAATATATGTTACAGTGCCCTCTTTTCCCCATCTATGCTCTGCATATTCTTCTGTGCTCTTTGCGTTTGTGTCACTGTTGCTCTTACTGTTACTACTGCTATTCGTATTGCTGTTTACTGCCTGTGTTGTATCACTAAGCGTTGCATCGCTCATATACTCATTCGCTTCTAGGTCCTCTAAACTCCCTTGTGGTGTATCGCTGTGTCTAATCTTTGCACTAGCTGTAGTGTTTGTTGCTGTATTAGAACTTGCTGTGATGTCTGTGTTATCATTAACTTTTGTATCCGCATTCCTGCCTATATTGTGTTCAACGTTCATATCAACGTTATCAATAACAGGGATATCAATGTTAATCGCTTTATAAAGCTTATTATAATACGGCATAATAACGGATAGTTTAGCGTCAAGTCTTAACTGCCACAATCCGAATGTTTCGCATCCGATTTCTCTGGTGTAAAAGTGTTTAAGAATCTTTGTCTCAAGTACAGGCCTATAACTTTCGTCAAATATTTCAAAAGGTGGAAAAATTCTGTTTCTTGACTTTTCAATGACTTCATTAACATTTGAATAGCCAATCGACTTGTCAAGTCCTGCTAGTGATTCACAGATATATCTAACTTCTGTTGTGTATCTACTCATGTTATCACCTCTCTATAACGGAAGTGCCTAAACTAGCTACTTTCAAGGAACTAATAAATTCTTCATCAGTTTCCTTGTCTGGTTCGTCACCCTCATCAAAAATCCATGTTACATTAATACCAAACCTTTCTTTAATCTGTTCACTAGCGTAATCTCTGGCCATCGTTCTTGAACGTCTGTTAGCAAGTGCATCAGCGTTGGCTGTGTCTACTTCGGACTTTACCATTCTTTCTTTTTTCTGCACGATAACAGATGTTATACCAAGTAACGCATTTCCTCTGTTGTAAAGTGTCTGCTGTACTTCCATTAACTCTGGTGCTACAAGTGGTGCGCCAAGCTGTAACGCTTTAATATCTTTTAATGAAAGATTATCACCAACAGCTAAGTACGGGTTGTCAGCGTCAACTCCTGCAAGAAGATTTTTAAACGTCAATCGCTCATTTTCCGAACATTGAACAATAACAGGTGTTTTTTGTGCTACACAGTTTGTGTCTATTGTACCATCAATTCTCCACAGCCTATATGCTAATTCAATGTAAGCACTGTACATGTTTGTTCTTAACATATTGTCCCAAATGATAACAAATTCGTTCTTGTTTAGCTCTCTCTGGTAGCCTGTCCATGGATTCCAAACACGAATTTTTGTAGGATTTCCATAACAATCATAAGTACCAAGGCACGAATACTGCATACAAGCATACTCATTGGCATCCGAATCATAAAATAAAGCGACAGAACCAAGTTCAAAAAGCTTTAACGCTAGCCATCTTGAGTCTATTTCTTTTGGTAATCCCTCTACACGATAAGATGCAACAGCGTTGGCTGCAAACTTCATTAACCAATGATTGTATTGTATCCCAGAAGAATATACTTTTTGGAAAAATCGTCGTTTACTTCTACTTCTGCCCATTTAATCACCACCTTGTTTATTGTTTGCTGAATAATTGCCAAAGGTTGTTTTCCAGAATGTCACGCCTCTTTTAAGTACACTCATTATTAACTCTTCTGCGTCAGCGGGTATTGCTCCAGTTATAGCAACAGTAGAACATTTTACAAAATTCCAAGATGGTCTTGTTGCAATGTTTGGTACTTTTAATTTGCAAACTTTGTACCCAAACATACTGAAATAGTTATCAGCTATTCTAGCGTACTCTTCTCTAACCTGTCTCACCTGTACAAAAGTGTCTAATATCTGTTGTGACCAAAGAATAGATCCACCAGAAGCACCGCTTAATTCTGACGTGTCATGTGTTTCTTTTAAATAATCTGACACAGTACTAACAGCACTACTTACTGCACTAACGCCTGCAAGACCCGCGGCCAATAAAGGCATCCCAGCTCCTGTTTCTATAGACGCGCCTAAACCGACACCGGCTCCAACTGTTCTACTGCCTGTACCTAAAATCCGTGGCAACCAATGTGCCAACGTTCCGCCAACTTCACCGACACCATATGATGCAATCTCAGCTTGATAAGCGTCATACATAAAAGAACCTTTTACTCCATAATTAAGAGTAAAACCCTCTGTTTTGTCTATTCCTCTTATATTTTTATAATATGATGGATTGCACATTATTTGTGGTGTTGTACTTTGATTTCCAGAAAAAACAACAATTCTATACGTGGGTGTTATAAATAACTCTGGATGTAAAATCATCTTGTCGCCTGTTGGTGAATAGACTATATAGTCAACAAAAGGCGAAGAATATAATCTGTTATTTACTGGCGTGTAATCTCCGAATTTTGTTGGCAAATCTGGCAGTTTTACTACTTTTTGAGCAACTGCGGACGATGAAGATGGTGCAAGAATTTTTGGAATAGTAAACACTTGAATGATGGTTGACTGGTAACCCGCTAAAATCACATTATTCAGAAACGTTAATAAGTCATTGCTATTTTCTGTTGTGCCAATTTTAGAACCTTGAAAAACACCACCCAAAACAGGCTTGTCAAACCACGTTGGCTGATTAGCTATTCCGCTTAACTGAGTATCACTGATACAGATTTCTACTCCATAAACGTATTCCTTAGAAAATTCTGTCAATCGTTCTTCAATTGCTGTAATCATTTCACCAGTAGGTACATCCTCATTTAGAGTGTGTGCCCCGATGCTATCATCTGTAACGTGTTCACGCTCAACAAAGCATTGACCAACTGTGCAATCCAGAAACCATGTCTGGAATAGGTCAATAGCAAACCTTACTTCACAAGTGTTATTAGAAACATATTCTATGCTGTTGATAAAAGCGTAAAACCACTTGTTACCGAAAGCTGTATTCTGAAACATTAAATAGTTGCATTGATAAACGTCATCTGCTTTACAGAAGAGACGGAACGTGCCTTTATTGACACGTCCGTAACTCTGGTTAGTAAATGACTTAACGATTTTACTAGACATATAAGTATGCTGTGCATTTTTAGTTGCAAAATATTTAACATTATCGTAACTTTTATCACATTCAACATTAGCAAGCAAATATATGTCTGTGTCTGGTGCAATATAGCTCATTAAGTCACTCTCCTATTTAAGAAACTGTAATAGTTACCTCAACAGATTTAATATCACCAATACTTGCTTTTGCAATCAATGTACCAGTTGACTCTGCTTTCCAAACACCATTTGAAGCAATAGTACCTGTTGCTGAACCACCTGTTTTAGTCCACTTAACTGTTTCTGTACCACCTGTTACTGTTGAAACTGTTGCTGTAAGAATGCCAGTGGCTGTGCCGTCTTTACCGAGCTTACCTGTAACTGCGACTGCTGATGGTGTAATTGTTGTGTTGTCGGTTGTCTGTTCAGGAACAGATTCAGCAGGAATACAACATACGACATTTGCAAATGGTGATACAGCGTAAGTCTGCCACATATGCAAGAAATAGTTATGGTCAAGTGAAACAGGGTTCGGCATATCACGCATTTCAAAAACGTTGTCATAAATCTGAATAAAATCTTCATCCAAAATTACGCCTGCAATGTTATCAAGAAAAGCCAAGTCTTTATCAGACGGTTTTACGTATGTAGGGTCATTTGCAAAAATCTTGTCGAGTCTCTCAACGTCAAGTGTGCCGAGTGAATCAATAAGGATTCTCCTGTTCAGATAGTCCGCATAAGGAAGATTGAATGCACCTGCGAGAACGTTTGTGTCAATGTTTGCATCATAGTTAGTGTTGATAAGAATGACTTTTCTGTCATTTTCAGTGAAAGTTTTAACACCTGCAATAGAAAGCTTGTCTGTCATAAAGGACATATCATTTGACGCTTTTCTAAGCTGTGTAGCGGCTTCAAGATAACTACCGCCTGTAAATGTGTAGTAAGTAAGTTTTCCTTTAAGAATGTGCTGACCAATCATGTATTTTGTGATGTTGAATTCATCGTAAGCCGCCGCACTGTATTCGGACTGAATAATACCAGAAACAAGTTCGTCAATTCCTGCCCAAGAATTGAATGCATTCTTTGTCATCGCACGATTAACTGTGACAGGGTAAGTCAATTGGGAATTCATCACATAGAAAGCAACTCTTACGTCATTGTCAAATCGCTTAAATGTGTTACCTGCACCATTGTCAGAACCTCTTACTTCTTCATACTGATATACATTAGCAATATTTACAAAAATATCTTCAATGGTTTCACCTGTGTCAATAACACCTTTTTTCAATGCTCTAAGCGGATTTGTATACATTCTGCTTGCAATTCTAGCAAAGGCAATTCTGTTTACAAGCGTGTTGATAAATTCATTCATTAAAGCGGGGTTATTCATTAAGATTGCACCGATGCCACGAAGTGAATCTACGTCCTGTGTTACATAAGGCACATTTTCACGATAGTTATTTGATGCACTATTTCTAATGGCATTTACGACGTCAGCAGAAATGCTTGTATTGGTTGTAATTTTCGGCTTAGTTGGCATATAAAAATCACTCCTTTATTTATTATCGCCGTATAAGACGGCATCAATAGTTAATTTTTTCATTTCATCCTCAGGGTCTGTTTCTTGTTCTGACGTCTGTATTGACTGTGGTGTACCGCCCTCTTTGAATCTTGCTGTGTATCTTTCTCGCCATTCATTGTCATTATCAACGTATTTCTGATGCCAGTCCTCTCCATCATCAATACCATCATCATTGATTGTTTCCAAAATGCTGATAGCTTCATCATCTGTTCTATCTCCGACAAATGCTAATAATGCATCTTTTGTTGTCCGTTTCATTTTACCACCTCTTTCTTAATTTTGGATACATCCATATTGGCATTCTGCGTCTTATTCCTTTTCCTGTCGGCAAAGATGGGTTAAAACCTTGTAACAAATTAAAGTAGTATCTAGCGTATTCTGCACGTTTTTCAATGGTTGCTGATGGGTCAGCAGGCCTTTCATAACAGTACAAAAAGCATTTTGCCATATGTTCAACATCATCTGTTGCAGTGCAAAAAGCATCCATTGTCTGATAAGTTCTGTACTCACTAGGTACTGACGGAAAGTTTGGATACCATTCTTGAGGATTGTTATGACGTTCATCATCCAATCGCTGACACTGGCCGTAACCATTATCATCAAGATTTGTTCGCCAGTCTGGATAATTTTGATTCAAATAAGGAATAATAGTTTCAACTGCGGGTGTCCACTGAACTAGTCCATACCCCCTTTCATCTTCTGCCACACCTTTTTCAAAAAGGTCTGCGCTTATAAAAGATTCCATTGTAGCGTTACCAAGCAATGCACAAACACCATTTAAAGACCAGCCTTTTGTAAGTAAATAACTTGCAACGCAAAAAGCGTTGTTTGCTGATTTCTCTGAGGTATAACTATCTAGCCAATCTGGAATAGATTGCCAATGCAAATCTGTTGGGTCTGGAATAGAACCGGTATCAACGTCAGCATAAATAAAACCTTGCAAGTAACCATTCATCCAATCGGGGCAATATCCATTTCTCTTTTTTGCTTTTTCTGTCCAAAAATACTTTCCAGATGACCAACCACTGTTTGACGTTACAATACCATCTGATGTTATTTGTTCAACAACTGCAACGTGTCCTGCACCACCGTTGTTATAGCCATAACAAGCAATAGCGCCAAGTTTGGGCTCTTTTCCTTTTGAAAAACCTGTTGTACGTAAGTACCAGTTAGTTGCGTTTGACGTTGATAAACCTGACGGATAACGACCTATAATCTCGTAAAATCTTCCCCATGCGTACCATGTACAGTTTCCACCTGTCTGTTGTGGGCCGAGATTTGCCTGATAAAAAGGGTTATCGCTGTACCAATATTTAGAGCCTTGCATACCTGCTGATGTAAGTCTAGGTGTAAAAGCCATTAGCAATCACCGCCTAACAAGCACTCCCACATTTTCGAGCCGCAGGAAGAATCATTGTGCCCGTTTGTGCCACATTCAATATCGTAAGCTCGTAACATCTTTTGATAAGTATTTATAGCAAAAATTGTGTTATTGCCTGCATGTCCATCTATTGAAAGAGGTTTTCCGTCTTGCCCGACGAAACCTTGTGAACGTAAGATAGCTTGCAAGGCAACTACGTCTGTACCTTTTGAATTTAAAATTACTGTTTTCATTTGTCCACTCCATTTCCAATAACGTCTGTCAGTTTCTGAAGTGCAAGTGTATTATTATTTAATGCTGTCGTTACTTCTTTCATTTCCTGCTGATGTTGTGTGTTAAGCTTATCAATATCTTCTCTGTTTCGGTCTGTCATATACTTGACATACCAAGCCATAGCAATAGCACATACTATCGGGAAACCTAATGTACCAACTGCTTGTAAAATAACGTTTACATCCATTCTTTTCACCGCCTTTTCATCTAAAATATTATATACTATATATTGTTTTTTGTCAAGATGTATGATACAATATATATATATAGAAAGTAGGTGACATACACAATGAATAAATACTATGATGGAACAAAGCTTTTGAGCATGCTTGACATTAATGGCAACAAGCCAGAAATATATATGGTGACAACCAATAGAACAGGTGGAAAGACCACTTATTTTAGCAGACTGTTAGTAAACAGATTTCTTAAAAGAGGTGAAAAATTTGCACTTGTATATAGATATAACTATGAACTTGATGAAATAGCAGATAAATTCTTCAAAGATATAGGCTCATTATTCTTTAGAGGATATGAAATGACAAGCAAAAGACGTGCCTCTGGTATTTTTCATGAACTGTTCTTGAATGAAGAACCATGTGGATATGCGTTCTCACTCAATAATGCGGATGCATTAAAGCGATACAGTCACCTTTTTTCAGACGTTCAACAAATGATGTTTGATGAATTTCAGAGTGAAACAAATCACTACTGTACAGATGAAATAAAGAAGTTTTTAAGTGTACACACAAGCGTTGCAAGAGGACAGGGAAAACAGATTAGATATGTACCAGTATTTATGTGTGGAAATACTGTGTCAATCATCAACCCTTATTATACCGCAATGGGTATATCAGCAAGGTTAAAAGAAGATACCAACTTTTTAAGAGGTAATGGTTTCGTACTAGAACAAGGATTCATTGATACCGCATCTATTGCACAAAAACAGAGCGGTTTCAATAAGGCTTTTTCAAGCGACAAATACGTTGCATATTCTAGTCAAGGTGTGTACCTTAACGACAGCAAAGCTTTTATTGATAAGCCGAGTGGAAAAGGTCGATATGTGTTCACTCTTAAATACAAGGACAGGATGTATGGCATTAAAGAGTATGCTGATTCTGGTATTATATTCTGCGATGATAAACCAGATAACTCTTGTCCTATCAAAATAACAGTCACAACCGATGACCACAATATTAACTATGTTATGCTAAAAAAGAATGACTTAATTCTAACTAACCTAAGATTTTATTTTGAAAGAGGATGTCTAAGATTTAAAGACATGATGTGCAAAGAAGCTGTACTTGCTTCACTTTCATATTAAGGTATCACCAAGTGCTAACATTAATGTATACAGTTAGAAAGCAACGTTGAAAGATACGCTAACTAGTATGTTGGTAAATTGCAGACCGCTTTAATGTACCACTTGTCAATGATATATTGCCACTCTAGTTACAGAACGGATGTTCGTAACGTGGGTGGCATTTTTATTGGACAGCTCTTAAATGAGAATCATTCTCAAATGAGAACTATTCTCAGTTAGAACGAATTTGAAAACGAACAGGTGTTCTAACGAATGACGTACCCACTAAGTTACAAATGGCATCAGACACTTAGTACAACAGTAATCAGTAAATGATACGCGACAACATATAACCACATGCACTACCAACATAAAAATTCGCATCATCACTATTTTGTGCGTTTTTAATATTCTCACATGTTACAATAAATTTTTTAGCTAATTCGTCATTTAATACTTTCATTTTGTTT